ACGATTGGCTTCAACGAGGCAAGAGAAAAAAAGGAGACGCCCCCAAGAATACATGGATAAGGGGAATTGTCGCCGTTTTTTCAAGTGGTTTTTGGAGTCTATTATTGGCTAACTAGACATTATACTTTTGCCGCATTCCGGATTTGTTTGGATTTGTTTGCATAAACATCCACGTGACGGAGATCCGCTTTATGATGGTTGGTTTCCAAATACGCGCGATACGATTGGAACTGGCTCGAGCAAGGAGGGAGAGACTGCATCTTTTTTTCGAAAAGCTCTTCCATATCGCGTTTGATGAGACACGCCATCTGTTCTTCGCCTAGACTGATTCCTGCTCCCATGATGAATAAGGTGTGATTGGTATTTATTTGTCGAAAATACCAATCGATAATTCGCGTTTCAATTTTTTAGGCAAAGACATTGGCCCCGTTCGGAACCAGCTTGACCGTCATGGCCCGCGTACTTAAATACAAGTGTATGGCATTCCATTTCTGGACATGGTCTTTTTCCCCAGGGGGATACATGGCCCGCCATTTGGCCAATTGTTCCCCGCTCGACTGGTAGATTTGGTTCGCGTCTAAAAACGCGTCGTGTTCGGATAAAAAACGATTGACCGGCTCCCACCCTACGTAATGACGCATGTCTATATCCAAATACACGGTATCGATTGGCCCATCTCGCTTATGAAAGGCGGCGTCCCGGTAATCATGGGTCAACGCGAAATCTCTCCATTCTGGATAAACAAACCAGAAGCCTTGGTGGGGCGCGATTTGGGCGCTGGCTTGGACTTGTTCCCATGTCAAAAAATAGCTTTCGAAAAAACGTACAATATGGTCGATCCGTTTTACTTGTTCAATCCGGGTCTCGACTTCGTGGGCGGGCATCGAATAGATATCGGCCTGTAAAAAGGCAAGGGGTTTTTCCAAAAGGGGAGCTAGATCGGCATACAGATGGGATTTCGCAAAATGAACGAGCCACGCAGGGATATGGCGTTTCGGCAAAATGTCATTGACATGGCTGAGTTTCACGATATGGCCTTGGTCGAGTTCCAAGGCGGGGATGGGATGGGCGAGACACCCTACCATGGGGACCCAGGCTCCGGAATAGGTCTGGAATCCTTGGTTACTCGTCCCGCTGGTTTCGTAGTAGGCGAGATGGGAAGTATGCCAATTCGAAAGGGGAAAGATCACTATGTTACGACGCACATGGTTCGAATCCTCGTAGCCGATCAAAGGGATTTTTGGTATCGACTTGGATTTCGATTTCGATTTCGACTTGGACAACTCTGGTTTCTTGGACCCAGGTTTCTTGGATTTGGTTACACGCACACTTTTTTTCGCTTTGGACACCTTGGCTTTGGTTTTCCCCGTCATTATAGTAGGGGGCTATTATTTGCTACTAAAAAAAACATTACTTCTTACTTACGACTTTCTTCGCCTTGGGCTTGACCGTCGTACTACTACTTACCTTGTTTCTCCCCTCGCGATACTTACGGTATTCCTGTTCAAATGTATCGAGTTCCTTGATCCACATTTGTTCGCACGAAGTGGCCTTGAGCTCCGCAAGTGCCTTTTCCGTATCGGCCTTTTCCTTGAGCGCCTGATCGACACTCTCTTGGCACACCGAATCCATGGGCAGTTTTACGAGATACTTGTAGTCTCCATCCAACCGGGCAAATTGATGACCGTCGAGCAACGCGTCCACTTCCACGCGGGTCTTCTTCCTCAGATCAATGGATCCGTCTAAATTCGCCAGGATGTACCGCGCCTTGTTTGACAACTTGGTCAACTTGTATTCCATGTCGTCGACCATGGCAGCCTTGCGTTTGGCATAGGTCGCTAGACGAATCGCGTAGAACTCGTCGCATATTTCGTGGACAGACTGGTACTTGTGCAATTTGCATTCCGCGTTAAACATGTGCATGTTGGTGGTGGATACGGTGGTCGCCAGTTTGAGAAGTTTGACGAGAGCGGGATCGTCCATCGTGGCCAACACTCCCTTGGGGAACTGGACGGTGATGTCGACGGACACTTCCGTGCACAAGGAGACGAAATCCTTGATGACCGGCGGCAGTTTCTTGCCCGTCTTGTCGACGGTTCCGTCGGCGAGTGTTTCCAGGAAGGAAATGTACGGCATCGTCCAGGTGCCTACGGGCAGTTCCGTGATGCGCACCTTGTCTTCTCCGATGCGTTCATAGACTCCTCTTATCAAATACTTGTTGGGTTCAGCCGCCGCGGTCACGATACCTTGGAATCCCTCGTAATAGGGATGAAAAGCAAACTCGCGATCGGGAACACCGGTTTGCAACATGCCTTTCAAATAGGCGACCAAGTCGAGCGGATTGTATGGCTCGATACTGCACGAGAATCCCGTGCCAATGCCGGAAATGCCGTTCACCAAAGCAAAGGGCAGGATGGGAACGTAATACTCGGGTTCCACGCGACTACCGTCGTCGTCCAGATATGTCAAGATCGAGTCATCGAGATCCGGAAACAGGAATCGTGTCAAAGGATTCAATTCGGTAAAGATATATCTCTCCGACGCCGAATCTTGGCCGCCTTGCAGACGTGTGCCGAACTGGCCGTTCGGTTTTAACAGATTGATGTTGTTGGACCCAACAAAGGTCTGGGCCATTGCAATAATTGCGCCATTGAGAGACGCTTCCCCATGATGGTAGGCGCTATGTTCCGAAACGTATCCGGAAAACTGAGCAACTTTTATTTCTTTCGTCAAGTTGCGTTTGAACGCGCAAAACAGTATTTTCCGGAGGGAGGTCTTGAGTCCGTCGACCATGTTGGGAATCGATCTTGCGCAATCGTACGTGCTGAAATGGATCAGCTCCTTGTCGATGAATTCTTCGTAATTCACGGAGGGATTGCCGGTATCGAGGAAAGATGTCTTGTCGTAATTCTCAAGCCAGGTCTTGCGATCATCGGCGCGTTTCTTGTTAAACACCTTGTCAATCGTCTCGTCGCTCTTGTCGGAATAGACGAAATCCACCACTTTCTTGTTGGCGAAATATTCCTTGAACTCGATCGAGGTGGACGTACCGAGACCCTTGAAATACTTGATCGACCATCCGGGGGGCACCTCTTCTGAACCAGCGTTTACGGCAGTCTGGAAACTTCTTTCAGCCGAAGTATCGGCAGTCTGGAAACTTCTTTTCCAAGTCTCGTACTCCCCCTGGTTATAGAACAAGACCTTCTGTTGACCCTTGGTCGCCCGAAGAATGGGTGTATTCATAAACGAGACGAACCCCGGTATTTTCGTCAAGGACGCCCATTCAGTATGGAGCAAGTTCACGCAGAGTCCCTTGATGTGACTCCCGTCTGCATCCGCATCCGTCAAGACCATGATTTTTCCGTATCTTAGGTACTGATGAACATCTTGAACTGTCTCGTAGACACGCCCATTCTCTAGACCCAATATCTTCTTGATGTCGGTGATTTCCTTGTTTTCCGCAATCTTCTTGGCCTGTTCGCCCCGGACATTGAGCAGTTTTCCCTTCAAAGGGTAAATGCCAATGGTGTTGCGGTCTTCGCTCGAGAGTCCCGAGACAATACCGGACATGGCACTGAGTCCCTCGCACAAAATCAAGACACAATCTTTCGACTGGGCGCCGCCGCTCCAATTGGCGTCAATGAAATTGGCAATGCCGCGAATCGTCTTGGTTTTGACACCGTCCGTCTTTTTCGCCGCCAATTTCGACTCTTTGGCTTCCGTGATACTACAGGCCAAGTCCATCACACCCAACTTGGCCACTTTCTCAATAAAGGCGTCGGATACGGTGCAAGATGACCCGAATTTGTTCGAAGGCGTATTCAGGCAATCTTTCGTCTGGCTATCAAACGACGGATTCACAATATCGCATCGCAAGAAGAGGATGAGCTGTTCCTTGATGGCCGTCGCATTCACGCGCACCTTCTTCTTCTTCTCGATATAGTCGACCAGTTTCCGGCAAATCTGTCCCATGATGTAATCGACATGTTTTCCCCCCTTGAAAGTGCAAATGCCATTGACAAACGACACTTGGCCAAATTCATGGGTTTCGGAAAGCGCAACGGCGTATTCCCAGCGGTCGTCGGACGATTCATAGACGCGCTTCCCTTCTTCTTTGGATCCGATATACATGTCGATGTATTGCTGGAAATTTTTCACGGGAACAACCGTGTCGTTGTAAGACACCTTTATTTTCTTCGAACTATGGTCGGTGACAGCCGCGATATCATAGACACGCTTCTTTAACAGGGCTACCATATCTTGCGTGAGTCCGCCGCCAATCTTGAGCCGGTCGTAGTCGGGCTTGAAGACGACCTTCGTATAAGGTTTCGCGCCCTTGCATTTGGTAATGACGGGGGGTTCCAAGACGGAGAGATTGTTCCGGAATTCTTGGACGTATTTGAGTCCGCGAACATGGTCGACGGTTTCGACGCGACCATACGTGGACCAGATGAGGACCAGTTTGAATCCGAACCCGTTCTTGCCACCCACGATTTTCTGCTCCTCCTTGTCGTAGTTGGTGGAAGTACGGAGATGGCCGAAAATGAGCTCGGGAATCCAGATATTGTATTCGGGATGTTTCGCGATATCAATGCCATTGCCGTCGTTTTCCAGCGTGATGGTACCGTCCTCTTCGACCTTGTTACTAATATAGGATACGACACGCTTGTTGTCCGCGACAGACTGGATCATACGAACCACATGGTCGCGCGCATTCACGATGGCTTCGTCAAAGAGCTTCATTACGGCGGGGACAAACTCAATGTGTTTTAAAACAATGCGGTTGGTTTCATCGTCAAATACGTGCATGACGGCGTCGACATTCTCGATACTGCCGACATAGGTGTCGGGGGCGTCCAATATATGTTCGACATCGGTTTTGCGTTGATACTGTTGAGCGAGAGACATGTTTGATTGATTGTGATAGATAGAGAGGGGGTATGTAGTGATCGAGTCAATCCTTTATCTTCTTTTCAATTTTGTCGTCGTCTCGTTCCTTTCCCGCAGCATTTTCACGTAAGAACGAAACGCGCTTATCAGTGTCGGGTGGTGCACATACGGAATTCCCCGCTCTTCGCAGAATTGGCGGACGATGGGTGCAATGGTGGGGTAATGTACATGAGACATGTTGGGGAAAAGATGGTGCTCGATCTGGTAATTGATGCCGCCAAAAAGCCGCGTCCACACGATGCTCCCATTCAAGAAATTCCCCGAGTTCTGGATTTGCAGGCGTGCCCAGTCTTTCCCCGTATAATGGTTCTCGACCAAGGTTTCGTACGTATCGTGGTCAAAGAAGATGTTGATGGCGTAGGTTACATTCGCCGACAAAATATACGAGAGGGCCACGAGAAACCCTGCGCGATACAAACAATAGTATTTAAACGACATGAGGATCATGTCGAGTGGATGATAATAGACTTGGTTTTTCGCCATTTTGATATGAAACAATTTCCCCGTAATGAGAGACCGTAAATATATAAGTCCTTGGGAAAAGAACATTCCCGGGAAAACAGCGGCTTCAAACAATGCAACGAACGCATTTACATACAAAGAAGCGCGTCTTGCATTCGTGGTTTTGTTTGCCAATGGATACAAATGGTACAAATCGGGGTCGAATGGATTCGAATTCTTTCGATCAATTTCGTTCCCCGTAAAAGAATGATGATGCAAGACATGATGATGGAACCAAATATTCGCGTTCCATAATGCCCAATTATTCCATATGCGAGATACGGTTTGGTTGATGGCGGGATTCGATACAATGGCATAATGAGATCCATCATGCATGGCAGTAAACCCGAGAGATACCGTGGCGATTCCACATATGCCAGATAATATCGAACGAACCCCCAAGTTACCAACCGAAAACATCACGTAGTAAAACAGGGGGATATAGACCGCCAACGTAACCGCCGTCTGGATCCACCATGAAATGGGCGCCTTGATGGACGCTCGATTGGGAAATACGGCGCGAACCCGCTCCGCCAATTCGTGGTACGTGGAAAAATCATAGACATCCGCCGCCGATGGATCGTCCGACATTTCGTATTTGGCCAAGACACTCCTTATTTTGTCTATATCCGAAAAGGCGTGGTAACTCTCAAAAAGGGCCGTCAAGTCGGGCCCATCTCTCGTTTTCAACAAAATCTCCTTCCCTCCGGGATGTGTTTCGACCATGGTCGAGAGATTGTACTTTTTTCCATAAATATGCCACATCTTGTATAGTAGAAAGACCCGATTTTATTTATATGGGTTGAAAAATATCTCTTGTTGGTATAATGTTTTCCGGTCAAAAGACTTGGTTCTCTTTTACGAATGGTGCGGCTCACTGTGTATGCCCCGCCCCCATAAACTACAACAAAGTCAAGACGGCCAATAACGACCCCAAAATCTCGCAGAAAATGCGGTATTCGCAATATGTGAGGCAGCCGGGTGTAAATTGTAGCAAAGCCTTGACGCCTGCTGGTCAAATCGTCGAATCGGCGCGATAATCGCCGCGATGTATTACACGTATTATTATCCGACAACTAACATATAAAGACCCGTGTGGTCCCCCATGTATACAATGATGACCATTTTTATCTTTGTCGCGATTTTATTCGTCTACTTGCATATGCAAGCCCAATGGAAAACGAGCGACGATTTAGAGATATACGAGGCGGATTACCAGTCCGCGAAACAATTGCAAGAGATTGTTTCGGTAAAGCAGCCCGTTTTGTTCAAGGTGGACGACCACGAATCCCGACGATTCACAGAAAAGATGCGTGTCTCTCGCATGGAAAAATACGACAACATTGATGTGCACATAAAAGAGGTCGCGGACTACTATGTGAAGCAGGAAGACCCCGCCGTCGATTATGTGTCGATTCCATTGCGTAGCGCCTTGCCCCTTTTGGGCTCGGATTCCGGTGCCAAATACTTTAGCGAAAACAATGGCGTCTTTTTGGAAGAAAGCGGGTTGCTTTCTTGGATGCAATCGATGGACGATTACTGGAAACCCGCCCTTTCGGCCTATTCGAAATACGACATTTTGTTTGGATCGGCCCACGCGGCCACTCCATTGAGATTCCATCTCACGTCCCAAACGTATTTGCTCATTACCCAGGGGAAAATCCGCGTGAAAATGTGCCCGCCCAAATACAGGAAGGTCTTGCCCGTTGTCCAAGACTACGAAAATTACGAGTTCCGTACATCGATCAATGTCTGGGAGACGTTGCCGATTTTAGACAAAATCAAGTTTCTCGAATTCGATGTGGCGGCGGGGACGGCCTTGTATATTCCGCAGTATTGGTGGTATGCGATCAAATTTTCGGGGGAATCGACCGTGGCCACGTTTCAGTACGACCAGGTGATGAATCTGTTTGCGCAGGCGAATCATTGGGGGCTTTATTTGATGCAACAATCAAACATTCGTCCGAAATTGGCAGTCTCTCGCGTCCCCGAAGACGAAGAGGATTCGGACGAGGAAGACGACGTTCATACGCCGGTGAGGAAAGAGATTGTGACGAATGCGAATGTGTATGAAACGGTGGGAGAGGGGATGGAATAGAAGCCAGGTCCGTTCATATATGCGTGTTATGTATATTCCTCGATGCAACCAAACTCTCTTTCTGAATTGTTTCTCGTCATGGTCTCTCTCTTGGCTCTCGATGCCGTCTATTTGTCGATGATATATGCCACCTTCGGGCAAATGATTCAGGGGATTCAAGGCTCCGCCATGGCCCTGAACATTTGGGGTGCCGTTTTGTGTTACGCGGCTCTCACGTTCGGACTTTGGTATTTCATTGTGCGAGAGAAACGGTCGCCCTTGGATGCCGGTCTTTTCGGCTTGGTCATCTACGCCGTCTATGAAACGACTAGCATGGCCACACTAAAAAAATGGGAGCCCATGATCGCTCTCATAGATAGTGTGTGGGGATTCGTGTTGTTTTATTTAGCGACTAGCGCTGTTTATTTTTTGGAGAAACGGATCTAATATATTTGAATCGAAGAGAGATCTAGGTCGGGTTCGGCAACTCCATGTTTTTCGTGGATTTCTCTCGATTGTTCATCGGGTTCGAGACCGTATTTATCGTAAAATCGTTCCAAATCGTCTTCTGTCGGGAATACGATTTGTTTGTTATCGTCGTCGGCGATTCGCCTTGCACAGTCGGCGACTCGCCCATTACCATCGGCGATTCGGCCTTCAAAGTCGGCGACTCGCCCATTACCATCGGCGATTCGCCTTGCCCAAATCGGCGTGTTCCTGCAATAATAGAGCCAATTCCTACCCAAATACGCGTCTTTCCATTCCGCGTGCAATTCCGAGACAGAATATTTAGATACATGGGTCAGTATTTTCCAAGGAGCCATTCCCGTTTCGACGGTTTCATATTTTTGTCGGGTGGCCGGCGAAACCCTTACAAAATACGTTTCGTCCGAAACGGTCGAGGACCGGTACGACATCGTTATAGCAATGTCCTCCACCAACTTTCCGGATACAAAATGCCTTTCCAAACGAGGGTTGGCGAATCGATAGACATCTTGGTAGAGACGGGTCACGAGATCCCAGACATCTTGCTCGAAGCCCGAGAAGACGAGTTCATACACCCAAAAGAGGGTTTGGTCATGGTCTTTAGATAGAATGGCATGTTTCAATGCCGAAAGAACGGCACTACGTTCATACAAATAGCGGGTGAAAATGGGTTCCATGGCGGGGATTTGGGGTGAAAGACAATACCGATTATGGGTAATTCAATTTTAGTAACCGCGTATGTCAAAATCCAACGATTTATAAACATATACTATATGCCTGCATGTCCACGTTAATTACAATACCGGGAGGACCGTATAGTAATATAGGTAGACTTATTACAGATGGAACGTATATTTATTTTGTTAATGGTACTGATAACAAATTAATTCGGTATAATACGTATGAAAATACAGCCTCTACTATTTTTACTTTTTCGGGTACAAATGGATATATTGGACAGATTTGCACAGATAATACCTATATTTATTATTTATCGACTACAGGCACTTCACCAGTGAAACAATATATTGGACGATACAGAATCAGCGATGGATCGAGCAATTCAACCTGGTATGATACAGGGCTTACCGGCGGAGGTACAAATCCTTCATTTCAAACAGACAATACATATATATATGGGTACTTTGGCACTACCATATATAAAGTACAAATATCGAATGCAACTTTATCTACTAGTTTTTCATGGGGATTTCCAAATGTCGGCATTTATGCACTATATAATGGATACATATACGGAACCGGAACCGACTCCAAAAGCGTATACAAAGTAAGTGTAAATGGAGGTTCAGTTACAAAGGTCGGTACGTTTTCAGCCGGGACAGACCTTTGTGCTGGTATAGCAATAGACAATATTCTACAATATATGTATTTAACAATTACCAGTACTAATTCTAGTGCTCCGAAAATTAAAATTATGGACATTAATCCTGTGTCATCAACTGTAAATACTATTATCAATGAGGATTTTTCAATAGGGGATAATTCTAACTTAAACGGCATATATTGCCCAACCATACTGAATCGTAAATTGTATGTGTTTACAAATACTGCGAATACCATTTATTCAAAGAGTCTTATATCTAGTTTTACGTATACAAATTATGGATTAGCCGTAAGTACGAAAAGCTCGATGCAGCCAGTTGAGAATACCACCATCAACAACAATGTTGCGTATTACACCTTTACGGATACAAGCAATGCTTATTACGTCACGTTTAATCAGTCGGTGGTAGTACAAGCATTACTCGTTGGAGGAGGGGGAGGGGGGGGAAAGGGAGGCGGAGGGGGAGGGGGAGGACAAGTTGCATTGTTAGAAAACGTGGTGTTAACGGGTGGCCAAGAATACATCATTTCGATTGGAAAAGGCGGGTCAGGTGCTACTAGTAGTACCGCGGCTACTAACGGTAACAGCACCATTCTCACAGGCGATTTCACCATCATGGCAATTGGTGGAGGATATGGAGGATCCTACGGAGATCCTGGAGGATCGGGAAAACCAGGAGAATCGGGAGGATCGGGAGGCGGAGGAGGATCTGGGGACACCAACCAGTCGAATGGCGCCGGTGGTTTGCCGATATACGCTGCTTCCCAAAATATAAATAATGGCGTGGTCTCCTATTATGGAAATAAGGGTGCGGCCTCTATACAAAATTTTTATGGAGGCGGAGGAGGAGGAGCGGGAGAAGACAACGCGGCCGGCGGGACTTGGTATAGTGGTGGATGCGGTGGGCGACCGTATCAATTTGTCGTAAATCAATATTATATTGGGAACTATGCCGGCGGAGGAGGAGGTTATAGCAATAATGCCGGAGGAGGTGGTGGAGGAATCAATTGCGCAGGATTTGGATCTGGATCCAATAGCGTGGGTGGGTCAGGCGTGGCAAATAGTGGAGGCGGCGGAGGCGGAGGAGGAACTGGCGGCGGTGCAGGAGGTAGTGGTGTGGTAATTATCGCAGTCATGCAATATTATTCCGCCGGGTTTCGTAACACCGTTAACTATGCTAGATGGGTAACTGGGTTAAACGGCCCAGTTGGAGTAACTAGTGACGGGACCAATTTGTATGTAGCAAACGCAATCGGCAGCTACATAAGTAAAATAAATTTATCCACTGGTGTAACGACTAAGATAACCACTTCATTTAACCCCTATGCCGTATGCACTGACAATACGTATATATACACGATAGCGCAACTAGGCGCCACCGTGAGTAAGTATAATATTAGCGATGGAACCCTTGCATCGTCCAGTTGGGCTACCATCACCAACTCCAATAACTCCAATCCAACTACCACATCAATGGCATGTGATGGTAGCTATGTATATGTCGCATGTAACAATCTAATCACGCAGATAAACATCAAAACTTTGGAAAAGAAAACACTCAATAATGTGACTGTAGGCGTATCCATTGCGGTATCTGGTGGATATTTGTATTGGCATAACGGCACAAATGTAATGCGTGTAAGTACGTCCAATTTTACAGGAACGGGCACGATTGTATTTAGCGGCGTTACCGTTAACTATGGTATGTCGGTATGGGGAGATCATATGTATATTACGAACCAAGCTGGAAATAGTATTTCCTATGGCAAAATATCCACTGGACAAATAGTGAACACTTCATGGGTTTCCAATTCCACTCCAAACGTTGCATTCAATGAACCATGTGGGATCGTCTATACAAATGGATATTTTTATGTTGCCAATTATAAAGGAAACACCATTTCTCAGGTAAACGCCATTTCTCGGGAGGAGCCGCAGGTGTATTATAACTATCCATCCTACGGAGTCAGCGTATATTGCAGCTCTGGTAACCAGGTAGTTACATACAAAGACAGTTCTATGTGTTATTTGAAATTCCAAGATACATCCGGTAGTTACGTTGTAAATTTTACCTCAAAGTACTCGACAAAGACACTCCTTGTGGGAGGAGGAGGAGGTGGGGGATATGCTGTGTCGTCATATGAAGGCGCAGGAGGCGGAGGGGGAGGTGAAGTCATTTATATGGATGGCGTCACCTATAATCCTGGCATAAACTATCTCATCACCGTAGGCACT